TCTTTAAAGACTTTAGGCGAGTTTAAAAAGGACTTGCAAATCGAAGTGAACAAGATTGTTAGGCTAATTGACGAGAAGTGTAATTGCATTAGTTGCGATATTAACTATGGTCACTTTCAGGCAGGTCACTACCGAAGTGTTGGCGGATGGGATAACCTTAGATTTAACTTGCATAACAACTTTAGACAATGCGCTCAATGCAATAACCCAAAGTCAGGCAACTTAGTTTATTATCGAGAAGGCGTAGTAAAAACCTTTGGAGATGCACAAATGGCTTTTATGGATGATTTAAACGTAATCTATCCAAGTATTAAGCTAAACAAAGATGAGTTAGCAGAACGCACTAAAATAGCTAAGAAAGCAGTAAAAGAATTGATTGAGTTAAACAGGTCGGCTAAGTTGCCTAGAACTTCAGATGAAAGAATTATTTTAAGGACTAAATATAATAAAATGCTTGACATTTATTTATAAACTATTATCTTTGTAAAACGGTTTCGCAGCCGAGAAAAAAATTATGTACGAAATTTTTAAGAAATTCCATTTTAGTAGTCTGTTGGGTTATAATTTTATCCCTTGCGAATCAGATGAACGAATGGAATTTTTTTTTATTTAATGGCAAAAGGATTACCATATTTTAAATTTACCCCAAGCGAATGGCTTACGGGTGACATCTGCTTTGAAGACTTAGAGGTTCAAGGATTATTTATAAACATTTGTGCTTGGTATTGGCAGCGTGACGGAAACTTAAAAATATCTGACATTGAAAAAAGATACAATAAACCGACCGCTTTAAATTCGCTTTATGATAGGTTTCTAAATGTAGAGAATGATACTATTCAAATAGTATTTTTAGATGAACAATTAATAGATAGAAATCATATTAGCAAGACTAATTCTTTTAATGGCAGCAAGGGAGGAAGACCGAAAACAAAGGAAATAAAACCGACCGCTTTTAATTCGTTAACCGAAAGTAAACCGAATGAAAACCCAATAAGAAAAGAAGAAGAAAAGAAAAGAATAAGAAAAGATAATACTCCACGCAAGATTTCTTTTGAAGAATCAAACCTATTTGATAAAATTAGCTTCAAAGAAACATTCCCAGATTGGTCACAAGATAAACTCAGGCACTATTACGATGCAGCATTAAGATACTCAGTTGAGGGAAATAAATATGTTAGTTGGGAACTTGCCATAAAGCAATGGGAAAGAAAAGATAAGATTAATAATGTGCTAGTAGAAAAGCCTCAGCAAAAAGTAATAATCTGGTAATGGCAATAATAAGAGAACTAGATACCAATATTCAAGAGCGAATATTCCACCTGCAAAAGTACGGACAGCCATCAGGTTTAAAGATTGGATTCCCATCGTTTGACAAACTTTATTCAGTTAAAGAAAAGCGAACCACTATTATTTATGGCAGACCAACAGATGGTAAAAGTCAGCTATTGATACAGATTTTAACAGGTTTAGCTTGCAGTCACGGAAAGAAAAGTTTAATCTATACCCCCGAAACAGGCGATGTGGATGAGGTTTACTCAGAAATTATACATTGTTTAACAGGTAAAAGTTTTAACCTGCATTCCATTAACTACCGAATAAGTGAAAAGGATTTATACAACGTGATTCCATTTGTTAAAGACCATTTTAAGGTAGTAGAATTAACTGAGGGAGAGTTTAACTTAGATAATTGGCTAGAGATAACTGAGCAAGCCATTACTGACTATGGAATATTTGCAAGTGCTGCCGATAATTGGAACGATTTAGACCATAGCAGCGAGGCAATGATAAGTGAATATTTAAAACGTAACTTAGTAAAATGGAATAGACACGCAAAGAAGCACGAATATCATGGATTTGTAGTTGCACACGCTAGGAATCCTCAGCTAGTAAAAGGCGAGGACTTTCCAAAGCCAGCTAGAGTAGATGAAATTGATGGCGGATATGCTTGGTATGCAAAAGCAATGAACATGATTTTAGTGCATAGAGAATACGAAGAACACGCTGAGGGTTTTAGGCAAAGCAGCACGGCAGAAATTCACATCAAGAAGCTAAAAAAGAAAAGTGAAGGGCAAAAAGGAATTTGCAAACTAACTTTTGACGTTTATCGAAATGCCTACTACGAAGACAGAGGCGAGCGGTTTTACTTGCCAACACCATTCATAAGGTCAGAATCTAATAACGATATAATACCAACACCTTTCTAATGAGCAAAGATAAATACACCGAAACTTTGGAGCAGCTATACTTTACAACAAGAAGTTTGCAAAACCATGAACGCAAGGAAGAATCAGCACTTGCCATTTTAGATGAGTTAAGGGCTACTATAAACGATTTTAGTATTAAGGTTAATACATTACAAGGCGAAAGAAAAGTTAATGCGTTAAAGACAATTCAAACGCTAAAGAAAGTATTTGACTACATTGGTTCTATTTACTTGCAGGAACTTTATTGGCGCAAAAAGAATAGAGATAACGAAGCAGCATTGATTTTAGCAGCATCCGAAATTGATAGATTAGAGGCTGAATTGAAAACTATTGAGAAAGCAAATAATTCTATGATATAAAAATAATTATTGCATTATAAATATTTATTTATATTTTCGTCAAAACTTTAAAACAACAACAACATGAAAACACAAAACAATCAAGCAGTTATTACTTTATTAGAAAGTAACATTGAAAACGTAGATTTTGCAGCATTTTTATTTGACGCAGAGTTTACAACTTTTGAAGAGATTAGAGACATTTTAGAAGACAACGCAGCCTTTAACATTGATGTTATTTATTACTCAGAAGCTGTAAAATTTTTAATGAGACACGATAATAGTTTAAGGCAATCATTAGACCTAGCTTCTGACTTAGGATACGAAATAAAAGATATTAATAGTGAATTATTAGCTTCATTACTTGCATCTGAGATAGCTAGAAATGATTTTTATGAACTAAAAAATAAAATTAATAACGTTTTAATTGATATTGAACAAGAAGCAAGTTATTAAACTACATTTGTAAACACAACTAACTAAGATGATTAACTTTACAATCAAAGAAAAGGTAAAAAACCTATTAGAAAAGCATGCGCATCTAAGGGATTCTGATGAAAAACTTATTGCCAATGTTTGGTTTGCAGAAAGTCAAGGCGTAGATGACAAGTTTAAATTCTTGCAGCTATACGCAGCAGGTAGACTTACAAACGCAGAATCAATAAGAAGGTGCAGACAAAAGATACAAGAAGAATGTGAGCATTTACGAGGCACTTTATATTTTAAAAGGCAACTGAACCAAGATAAGATTAAGCAAGAACTAGGCTACTAATGAATAAAGCACAAATCATAGAGGCTATCTATAAAGATGCTGCTTACCGAAACGTATGCAGAAACATAGCCTCACCTGCTTTATTTGAAGACTTGTTTCACGAGGTTATTATTAATCTTTTGGATATGCCTGATGAGAAAATACTTGAGGCAAAAGAAAAAAAGTATTTAAAGTTCTTATTCGTAAAGATAGCACACAACTCTTGGAACTCAAAGCATTCGCCATTTTATCGCAAGTATAGGCACAATGACCAAACCGAAAGCATAGACTTGTTAATTGCTTTAGAAGGTGACTTAGACCCTGAACTAGAAAATAGGGAGGATGTGTTCCAAAGTTTTACCCAAGAAGTCAAAGATAAGATTGATTGCTTAGATTGGTATGACCAGACACTATTGAAACTTTACATTGACATTGGCGAGTTCAGAAAGATTTCAGTAATGACTGGCATAAAATACGGAGCGGTCCAATACACTATTCAAAAAACAATTAAAAAACTAAAACTAGAAAACCATGACAGATTTAAAAACTTTTCTGATTCTTACAACGCTTAGCGCATCCTTTGGGATTGGTGCAAGTGATTTTTTGACTAACGTCTACGGCAAACTTTTTGGAGAGCAGTTACCTAAACCTTTCGGATGTTCTTTTTGTATGGCGTTTTGGGGCGGTTTAAGCTACTCTTTGTATTTAGGCAATGGAATTATTGATTCGTTTATGATTGGCTGCGCTAGTAGCGTAATGAGTGCTTTTATTTCTAAATTTTTAAACGTATGAACCAAGAGCAATACGAAAGACTAAAACCATTTAAAGAAAGATGGCTTACATTTAAAACAAATCACGCAATGAAGTGGAGCGGCTTAGAGATATTAGCATTTCAGCAAGCGCACAAAGATTTATTTGGATATGTGACTGCAAACATTCACTGCGGTAATTGCCAGAACGAATTAATTCACAAAGTATTCAACGCCTTTGAAGATTATGAATCTAAAATTTAAACATTCAGGCGCAAGTGGAGATATTCTCTACGCTATGCCTGCCATACAAAAAGCCTGCGAGATACACGACAAAGAAGCAGTTCTTTACATAAACGTAAACGCCCCTAATGTTGGCGGCAATCCTACCTTTAAACACGCTTACGGAGATGTGATGCTGAACGATTACGCTTATAAGATGCTCAGACCTTTACTAATGGAGTTTGACTTTATCTATGATGTGTTACCATACCGAAACCAAAGATTAGATTACGACCTAGACAAGTTTAGGAGCATAGGAATGAATCTAGCAGCCTACGATATAAAACGATGGTATGCTTTAGCCTTTCCTGAATTAACAAATGTAAACTACTCAGAGCGGATATTGCACATTGATACTATGCCAAATGATTACATAGTGGTAAATAGAACTGAACGCTATCAAAATCCAAATATAGACTACACTATTCTAAACGACCTTAAAGAAACAATTTACTTTACAGGTTCAAGTGCTGAGTATTCAATATTCAGTCAAAAAGTTAACTGCAAGTATTTAGCAGTTGAAAACTTCTTAGACTTAGCAAGGATAATAAACAACTCAAAGCTATTTATCGGGAATCAATCAATGAACTTTGCCATCGCTGAATCGTTAAAGTGTAGGCGAGCATTAGAGATATGCTACTATGCGCCCAACGTAATACCTGCGGGTGGAGAATATTACGAGTTATGGAATACTGAAGGATTAATTAATGCAATAAAATGAGAATACTATTAGTTACAGGTCAAAAAATAATGGGTGGCGAATACCACAGATTAATCGTTCCTCATTCTAAAATGCACTTGCACGGACACGAGGTCAGCCAAATGACAAGAATCGACCACGTTCCTGAATCGCAGTTGTCGCAGTTTGATTTAATTATCGCCAGCAGGTCAATCTCTAGAATAGGCAACGAAGAAAACGTATGGAAGATTCTAAAACGATTAGGCATCCCCGTGATAATAGATACGGATGACCATTATCAGTTAAGCGATAGCCACGTGCTTAAAAAAGAGTGGAAATTAAACCATAGGGCAGAGGCATTGATTTACAACTTTAGCCAAGCAGATGCTATAATGGTGACTACTCCTTACCTTAAGTATGTGGTGTCGCAGTTTAACAAAAACGTAGAAGTCTTCCCAAACACAATCGATTTTGAGCAGCCTCAGTTCATACCTAACCCAGAGATTGCAGCAATGAAATCCGAGTTGGTAAACATTGGATGGAGTGGTTCAGTAACCCACCTAGAAGACTTGCAACTAATCGAAGGCGAAATCCTATCTTTGAACAAAAGTCCTTACAAGGATTACAAGTTTATGCTTGCAGGCTTCTACGATGGTGATTCAATTTGGCACAAGTACGAAAAGATTTTCACTTCAAACTACATTCTTGATGATAATAACTACGGAAGGATAAACGCAGCAGATGTTTATAGCTATGCACAAGCGTATAATTTAATGGACATCGGATTGATTCCTTTAAGATATAACGAGTTCAATAGAGCAAAGTCAGAATTAAAGATGCTAGAGATGGGTGCATTCGGTTTAGGTGTTATTGTATCGGATGTGGAATCCTACCAATGGATGAGCAAACACGGAAAGAACTGCTTAGTGGCAGGTAAAAAGGATTGGTACAAGTCAATGCGTAGATTGATTGAGAATCCTGAGTTGAGAAAAGACTTAGGTAGTCAACTAAAAGAAGATGTTATGCAAAATAGCAATGAAGCGTTATGGCGTAAGTACAGAATGGAATACTACGAGAGTATTATAAGTAACAAATAATATATTTAAAAATATGCAAAGCAGAAAAGTAAAAATTTCAGAGGTCAAGTCAAACCCAAACAATCCTAGACAAATAAAGGATGATAAGTTTGCAAAGTTGGTAAAGTCAATCAAAGACTTTCCTGAGATGCTAGACATTAGACCAATAGTAGTTAACGCTGATATGGTTGTATTGGGCGGTAATATGCGTTTTAAGGCGTGCAAAGAAGCAGGACTGAAAGAAGTGCCTATCATTGTAGCAGAAAACCTCACAGACGAGCAGCAAAAAGAGTTTATAATCAAAGACAACGTGAGCGGAGGTGAATGGGATTATGATATGCTTGCCAACGAATGGGAGGCAGAGCAACTAACTGAATGGGGTTTAGATGTTTGGAATCAACCTACAGATGTTGACTACTCGATACTTGACGGTGACGACGTATCAAAGGAACTAGGCGAAATGTCGAACGGGGTAAAGAAGGCTATATTAATTGAGTTTGAACTAGAGCACTATGAAGAAGCCTTAAAGATTATTAAATATTGGAGAGACAAAGAACTTTACATTGGAGGTTTTTTAATTGAACAATTAAAGCTAGAACAAGATAAAATATGATAATACCTCAGGATAACGGAAAAGATTACAGAACAAAAAAATTTGTAGAGTATCAACACGAAGTTCCGCCAGTTCATAGAGCGATTTTAATAAGTTACGCAAAAGACAAAAAGTTAAGCAACAATGATTTAATATTGTTAGCTTGGCTTATGTCTAACACTTATCACGAACTTACTGCAATACTTATGTTTGAAGAAGTAAAGTATTCAAATAATTATTATAATAATTTTAAAAATTGGTATTTACTAAACGAAAAAAAAATACAGTTTGGGTCCGCAAAAAAATATAACGCAATGAATTATAGATTTTTGACTACAATAGATTTTTACCAACAAAATTATGGAGAAAATTCATTTTACAAAATAAAAAGTAGTTTAGATAAAATAAAGGACCCTAATTTAAAATATGAATATTTAATAAACTTTAATAAAACTTGCAAGAATCACGGGCGTTTTTCTTCTGATTTGTTTAATGAAATAGTTTTAACGTTTCAGGAGGAAAATTTTTTTTACTTAGGAATAAAGCCAAGCGAAGTTTACGACTGGAACAATTGCGCTAATTTAACATCAGGCGTTTTAAATTTAATGTACTTAGATAATTTAGCTGAAAAGTTTGATAAAGGGTTAATGAAGCCTAACGAAATTAAAACGCTTAGCAAACACCTTAAAAATAAAGTATTACAAATACAAAATGAAATATTTAAGACTTACGGGAAAAAAGTTGAAACTTCTTTATTTATAGCAAAAATATGTTCTTTTAGAAATCTTTTTAAAAATAATAGATACGGAGGTTTTCACCACGATAGACAACTTGAATACTTATTAAAGTATAATAAAGAATTTCCGCATAAAAAAGAATTATGGGAAAGCATATTGAAATATAGGAGTCAAAACTTTAAAACAACTTTACTAGGAGAATTAAACGACTGGAAAGGAGTCAGGAAAAATAGAAAAAAAATATGGACTTCAACTGGTTATACGGGAGTTGAAAAAGAATCTTTAAAATTTATATGAGTATAGCTAAAAAGAAAATATTTTTTATTGTAGGTAATTACGGTGTAGGAAAATCAACTTTAATTGACCAACCTATATTGTCGCAAACAAAAATGTTCTTAGAAATCCGTAATAATGTATATGTATTAGGTAATAAGATAATTGGCGCCGATAGTTTATCTGCATTTAAAAAAGAATATGTACTAAAAGAAATAAAGCGCAATACAGATAAAAATATATTAATAGCAGGTAACTATTATTGTCAAATAAAAGATTTTGAAGAGTTAAGGTCATACTTTGACTTAGTTCTATGCTACTTAAAAACAGACTTTGAAAACAATCTAAAAAGGATATCGCAAAGAGGTAAAACAATAAACGTAGCTACATATAACAATAAACTTAAAAATCATATATCGTTAATAAAAAAAACCAATGGTATTAGAAAATTATATATTATAGACAATAACAGAACTATACAAGAAGTAAAGGATGAATTTTATAAAATATTAGATATAGAAACAAATGAAAAGAATAGACTTAAAACTAGTTAAACACTCTGTAAAGATAGGAGATAAATGCGAATACATTGAACCTAACGTAACAGAGGATTGTATATTTTACGATAACGACGAACCGATAGGATTTTACATGACTAAGATGCCTGACAATATGTGTAAACTTGCAGACTTAGCTGATAAAGAACTTAGGAGCAAAAACGTACCTAAAACAAAAATGAACCGTCCAACCGCAGAAGGCTACGACGAAATCACTGGTAAAGGAATCTATAAGTATGTTTCTCAATTTAGTACAATTATAGGTAGCTGCCCGCCAAAACCTCATATGAGAAGGAACTATGCTACACTATCATCCGTTCATTCAGTAAAGACTGCGCAAACTTTTATAAAAGCAATGTTATTACTAGCTAAAGAGAGCGAAAAACTAATAAAAGAAATAATGCCGAATCAATATGATAGACAAGTAGAACTTTTTAAAGACACGAACGACAAGTGGAAGTTTGGAAGCCTGTTTACTAGTTCAATCTCAAACTATAATATATCAGCACCGTTTCATAGAGACAACGGAAACGTACAAGGAGCCGTTAATGTAATTATTTGCAAGAAGCACAATTCAAAAGGCGGCGATTTACATATACCCGACTATAACGCAACCATAGGGCAAAAAAATAATTCAATACTAGTATATCCTGCTTGGAAAAACGTTCACGGGGTTACGCCAATTTTACCTACACACGAAGGAGGATACAGAAACTCGCTTGTATTTTACCCGCTTAAAGCATTTAAAGGATTAAAAGACTAAACCTATGGCATACGATAGAATAAAAATATACAACCAAGCACTTGACCTAATAGAGAAGAAGAAACTTTTTTTTATTGAGGATGTAGTAACTTTACTGCCTTGCGATAAGACAACTTTTTATAGGTTTTTTGAAGTCGAAAGCAACGAATACAACACTATAAAAGAGGGACTGGACAAAAACAAGATTGAAGTCAAGAACGGACTGCGGAATAAATGGTACAATGGAAACAACCCTTTAACGCAAATGGCACTCTACAAACTGATTGGAACGGAGGAGGAGTATCACAGAATTGCCAGCACGAAGACTGAGAATAAAAACATCAATATTGAGAAGCCTATTTTTAACGGATTAGACTTGAACGTCAAAAACGAAGAAACTGAGTAAAACCGCTTGTCTATACGGCGAGCAAAACGCACTATGCTACAAAAAACAACTGCACAAGATAAGATAGCTTTACTCAATAAAAGGATAAGAATAGTACGTGGCGGAACTTCAAGTTCAAAAACGTTTAGTATTTTGCCTATGTTAATTCATCACGCCATCACGAATCCGAACCAAGAGATAAGCGTAGTAGCCGAAACTATCCCCCATTTGCGAAGGGGTGCGCTGCGTGACTTCTTGAAGATAATGGATATGATAGGTATGTTTGACGATGCCTGCTATAACAAGTCAACAATGACATACAGATTTAATAGCGGTTCATTTATTGAATTCTTTAGTGCGGATAACCCTGCTAAGTTAAGAGGTGCAAGAAGGGATGTGTTATTTGTAAACGAGTGCAATAACATCACTTGGGAATCTTACTACCAATTAGCAATAAGGACTAAGAAGTTTATTTACTTAGACTATAATCCTGTTTCTGAGTTTTGGGTAGATACAGAACTGCTGAGCGATGCAGATGCAGAAATGATAGTCTTAACTTATAAAGACAACGAGGCACTTGAACCGAGCATAATAAGGGAAATCGAAAAGGCAAGGGATAAGGCATCCACATCAACTTATTGGGCTAATTGGTGGAACGTTTACGGATTAGGTCAGATAGGAAGCCTGCAAGGAGTGGTGTTTGATAATTGGCAGCAGGTGGATTCAATTCCTTTGGATGCTACCTTAGTTTCATACGGCATGGACTTTGGCTTTACGAATGACCCTAGCACGCTGATTGGGATATGGAAGTCAGATGGCAAACTCTGGATTGATGAATTACTCTACCGAACCAACATGACCAATAACGACATCGGAAACTTTTTAAAGTCTATTGAGTTTGGGAGAAATGAATTGATATGCGATAGTGCTGAACCAAAATCTATTGAAGAACTTTACAGGCAGGGGTTCAATGTTAAGCCATCAGTAAAAGGGGCGGACTCAATCAAGATAGGAATAGACACATTAAAGCGATACGAGTTAATGGTTACTAAACGCAGCACGAATCTAATCAAAGAACTGCGAGCCTACCAATGGGAAACAGACAAGGAGGGAAAGCTAACAGGCAA